GACACTTTTTTATTGGATGACGGTCGCCGATCAGGCAAGAGCCTTCTTCCAGGGAGTTGCAATAGTAATGTCAATCATAGGAATCATTTCATTTTTGGGGATGTTCGGTGGTGACGTTAATGTCATATCAGCTGCCCGTAAATGGACCTTTTTTACGTGGCCGATTTTAATCGTGTTTTGGTTGCTATGGATATTCACTCCTTCCAAAAGGGATTCGTTATTCATAGTTGCCGGAGGAGGGGTCGTTAACTACCTAGCTCAGGATTCAACGGCTAAGCAGATTCCTCATGAACTTTTGGAATTCACAAGGGTCAACCTACTTAACCTTGCTCAGGACGCAAACGTTCAGCTTGAGGTCAATGAACAAAAGGCCAAGATAATCAAAGAGGCCAAGGGCATGACCGCTACTGAGCTGCTCGATCGTATGAAGGTCGACACAAATTTCGCTCAACTAATCCTAAAACAATAATGAACGAGTATTTCGAAAGGAATCCTGAATCGATTCCTTACCTTGAAAGGCTCGAACAGGAATGGTCGCAGTACGGTAAAATAATAATTGCCTGCGATTATGACGATACAATTTCACCCTGGAAATTAAAGGGATTCGACCCAACTCGAGTGATTGAGGTTTTAAAGACTGCTAAACAGACTGGAGCGTACATCACGATATTCACAGCATGCAACGAGGAACGTTACGCAGAAATCACCGAGTACTGCAAGTCCAAGGGGCTCGAAATAGACTCAATCAATAAGACACCGATCAATCTACCTTACGGAAACGGAGGAAAGGTATACGCTAACGTCTTCATAGACGATAGAGCTGGGCTTAACGAGGCCCTAAACATTCTCGAATTCGCGATGTACCGACTTCGTGGAAATCAAATCAAACAATCAACCCTAGACATTTAACATGCAGTACGATAAATACACCTTTTTTTACAGAGCGAGTAGTCCATTTTCAAATCATCACGATGCGAACTTCACGGACTCAACCGGAACCGTATACACAAGCTCCGAACAGTACATGATGCACCAAAAGGCTTTACTATTTGAGGACTTTGAGGTCGCTGAACTGATACTAAGGGAACCTAATCCAAAGCAACAAAAATTGTTAGGCCGTAAGATTAGGGGATTCGACGAGCAGGTCTGGGAAAAGAATGCCAGGGACATAGTTTATGAGGGATGTAAGCTAAAATTCGAACAGAATCCTGGACTTCTTAGAAGGCTATTGGAGACCAGAGAAACCTTACTGGTTGAAGCTTCACCATACGATAAAATTTGGGGAATTGGGTTGAGCGAGGAAGATCCAAGAATTAACGATCCTCGAAACTGGGAGGGAACCAATTGGTTGGGAGAGATCCTTACCGATCTAAGAGACACCATCATTTCAACTTTAAAAATAACAAAATAAAAGATGTTTAAATTATTCAAAAAATGGTTCGGTAAGAAATCCGAACCGATCATGTGGCTTGAACCGGTTGTTGAAACTAAACAACGAGCTGAGTCAAATCAAGAAAAGGCTCGTAAACAACTAAGCGAATTACGTAAGGAAGCTGGAAGAAATAACGTGTCCATAGCCAGCGCAATGCACTCTCACAATGGAGAATCGACCAAGCCAACAAAAGCTGACGAAAGTTCAAGAGATGACTCTGATTTCGCAATGTCATTCCTTCTAGCTCAATCAACGGATTCGGCGATGATCGGCATGCTAACAGGCGGAGACATGAACGGAGCCATTCTTGGTGCGACAATGCTCGAATCAAATAATGACTCTCATTCGAACTATGAGACTCCCAGCAACGACTGGAGCCCAAGCGACTCTAGTTCAAATGACTGGAGCCCAAGCGATTCTAGCTCAAGCGATTGGGGTTCAAGCAGCGATTCTAGCTCAAGCGATTGGGGTTCAAGCAGCGATTCTACAAGCTCATCGGATTTTTAATCAAAACCGTAAATTAAGTAGTACATTAATCCAATAATTCATAATTAACAATGTCATTCAGACCCAATAGTTTATTCTACACGGACGGCTATAAGATAGGCCATCGTAAGATGTTAGCTCCGGGAACCACGAAGCTTTACGGCACATGGATTCCACGTAGCACGAAATATGCCCCAAAGGGCGTCACCAAAATAGTATCGTTCGGCCAGCAATTGGTCGTTAGATGGCTACACGGCGAGTTTAAGGAAAACTTCTTTGCTCTTCCTGAGGATGAAGCCATACAATTCGGCAAGGACATGTCAATGTACCTTGGAATGGAATACGATGCAAGTCACTTCGTTGAACTTCATAAGCTGGGATACTTACCTATTAAGGTAAAGGCATTGCCTGAGGGAATCGAAACCTTGCCTAACGTGCCTCACATGACCTTCATTAACACGGTCGATGGGTTCGCCTGGTTGACCCTTTACTTGGAGACAATCATTTCAAGCTTGGCATGGAAACCTTCAACATCAGCGACGATTGCATTGCAGTACAAACGCAATGTGGTTGAATGGGTGATGAAGACTGATCCTGCAAGCGCTTTTCTAATTCCATTTCTATGTCATGACTTCTCGGCTCGTGGTCTAAGTCCATGGGACATGCTGTCAAGCGGCCTAGGTCATGCAAGCTCTTTCTTAGGATCGGACACCATCATTTGCATTCCAGGAGCTCGTCACTTCTACGACGAACCAAAGGATCAGGTTGCGATCTATTCGGTGAACGCTAGCGAACATTCGGTATCAACAACAAAAATCTTCACGGTCGGAGAACAACAAATGATAGCTGACTGGTTAACCGATTTTCCAAAAGGTATCCTGTCCATTGTTAGTGATACGTTCGACCTTTGGAAATTAATCACCGAGTACTTACCGGCAAACAAGAAAGCAATCATGGCCAGAGACGGTAAATTGGTCATTCGTCCGGATTCAGGAGATCCAGTAGATATTATTTGCGGTGCTAATATTATCAAAACAAACGTTCACAACGATAATGATGTAGTTGCATATTTAGGTGGATTAACTGAAGTTAATCCTGCTGTCGAATATTTAAACAGGCCTGATGTTAAAGGTGTAATTGAATTACTTTGGGATATTTTCGGAGGTACGATTAATGCTCAAGGCTATAAAGTATTGGACCCTCACATTGGTGCAATTTACGGAGATTCAATTACGTTGGATCGTCAAATTGAAATCTATGAGAGGCTTGCAGCAAAGGGATTCGCTTCTACCAATATTGTGTTGGGAATAGGATCATTCACGTATCAAATGAACACTAGGGACACCTTAGGTTTTGCGGCAAAGGGCGCATGGTTTGAGGTATTCAAACTAGATGAGTACAATAAGGCAACCTATCAAGACGCAAATACGAGGTCAGCTGAATGGTTAGAATCATTCAAAAAGGGATACGATATTTACAAGGACCCAATCACAGATGATGGAACTAAAAAGTCACTTAAGGGCCTAATCATGGTGGACGAGAACCTAACTGTTCACACTCAGTGCACCAAGGAACAGGAAGAAACTGGAGTATTAAGGACCATTTACCTGGACGGAGAATTCCAAAATCAAACGACCCTAACTAAAATTCGTGAAAACCTTAATTCAATAGTATAATGACAAATATGTATAATTTAATTCAATACTGGTGGGTACTCATTCCCATCCTTGCAATCATCGGTTACAAGTTCGTATTCCGAGTTTTTCTAGGAATGATTATCATTCCTGAGGACAAAATTGGTTTGGTCACCAAAAAATTCGTTCTATTCGGCGAAAACAAGTCCTTACCTGATGGTAAGATCATTGCACTAAACGGCGAACCCGGTTATCAAGCAGACACTCTAGCACCAGGTCTCTATTGGGGATACTGGATTTGGCAGTACTCAATCCACCGAGCTGAGCTAACGGTCATTCCTAAGGGAAAGATCGGACTGGTCACGGCGAAGGACGGAGCATCATTACCTACTGGAGCAATCCTAGCTCGTCACGTGGAATCCGATAATTACCAAAATGCAAGAGCCTTTTTGGCTAACGGAGGTCAACGTGGTAAGCAGGTCGGTTACCTAAATAACGGTGTGTATCGTATCAACACTCTACTATTTGAGGTGTTCGGCTCGGACATTACGTACATCGAGGACGGTAAGATTGGAATAATCACGGCACTTGACGGTAGACCTCTTGACCAGAGCAGCATTGCAGGTTCGGTAATTGATGGACATAATAATTTTCAGAATTTCGATGCCTTTCTTGCTAACGGCGGACAGAGAGGTTTGCAGGAACAGGTCATCCAGGCGGGTAACTATTCAGTTAATCCATGGGCCGTTCAAGTTGAGGTCGTTGCCATGACTCAAATTCCAATAGGTCATGTCGGAGTCGTAATCTCGTACGTTGGACCGGAAGGAAAGGACGTAACTGGAGAAGGTTTCAAGCACGGTAACATCGTTGAAAAGGGTCAAAAGGGAGTCTGCATCACACCTTTAGATCCGGGTAAGTACGCAATTAACCCTTACACCACCAAGATAGAGACTGTTCCGACCACGAACCTTGTGTTGAACTGGGCGAACGCTCGAACAGAATCTCATAATTTAGATAAGGGCTTAAGCACAATAACAGTAAGATCAAAGGACGGTTTCCCATTCAATTTGGACGTGTCCCAGATCATTCACATTCCGGCACCGGAAGCGCCAAAGGTGATTGCGCGATTCGGGTCAATGCAAAACTTGGTAAGCCAAGTGCTTGAACCAACAATCGGTAACTACTTCCGTAACTCCGCACAGAATTCTGACGTAATTTCGTTCCTTAACGATCGTCAAGCTCGGCAAGATTCGGCTAAGGAAAACATTAAGGCCGTATTGGACCAGTACAACGTGCATGCGGTTGATACCTTAATTGGGGACATTACTCCGCCTGAGTCGCTAATGAAGACTTTGACCGACCGTAAGATCGCACAGGAAGAAAAGGAAACCTTTAACGTACAAAAAGAAGCTCAGGATCAACGTAAGACCCTAGAATCGTCAAAGGCTCTTGCTGAGATGCAGGGTAAAATGGTAGCAGCTCAACAATCGGTTGAAATTTCCCAACGTGAAGCTGAGGCCGAGGTTAAAAGATCCGAGGGTGAGGCTAAGGCGATAGAGCTAAAGGCCGCTGCCAATGCAAAGGCCAAGGTGTTAACTGCTGAGGCTGATGCAAAACAGATAGAGCTAACAGGTACTGCTGAAGCTGCAAAGATCGCAGCGATAGGTAAGTCAACTGCCGAGGCCTACCAACAACAGGTCAACGCGATGGGCTCTGATAACTTTGCCAAGTTTAAGGTTACCGAAATGATAGGACTTAACCGAATCAAAATTATTCCTGAGGTTCTCATCTCGGGAAATGATGGAGGAAACGGTCCAATATCCGGATTGCTTGGAATGGAATTGCTAAATCAAATTTCCGAAAAGAAATCCTTAAAGTCAACTGAATCTTTTAAAACTTCAACTGACAAGTAAGTAAAACAACAATAGAAGCTGAAGGGAACCGGGCAATCGGTTCCCTTTTTCTCGTTAAAATAACTCGAACAAAGCTGCAATTAATTAAACCACATTCAGCAAATCAAAAGACCGAGCACACGACCTCGGTGTTCCTAGCTGGCTCAATTGAAATGGGCAAGGCGGTCGACTGGCAGAGCGCGGTAGTTGAACTACTGAAGGACGAACTCATCACCATTTTCAATCCACGTCGTGACGATTGGGATTCAAGTTGGAAACAGCAGCAGCACAACCCACAGTTCAACCGCCAAGTCAACTGGGAAATGAATCGTATGTTAGAAGCGAGCATCATATTCATGAACATACTGCCTAACACCAAGAGCCCAGTATCGCTGTTGGAACTTGGAATGCATGCGAACCATCACAACATCATAGTCTGTTGCCCAGAAGGTTTTTGGCGAAAGGGTAACGTCGATATCGTTTGCGCACGACATAACATTCCGTGCTATGCTGATGCCCAAGAAGCTACCGGAGCCTTACTTACCAAGGTTATGCAAGAGTTGGGCTTACATTGGTAAATTAGAACCATGAAGTTAACTTTATTACCTCATCAACGCGTATTTTTTACGTCCGACACCCACTATCAGCATGCTAACATCTGTAGGGGTACGTCAAAATGGGGAAGCGGTAGCAAGACTAGAGATTTTGAAACCCTATCCGAAATGAATGAGACCATGATCAAGAACATTAACTGCCTGGTTAGGGAGGACGATGTGCTATTCCACCTGGGAGACTGGTCATTTGGAGGATACGACAACATCTCAGAATTTAGGCAACAGATTAGGTGTAAAAACATTCATCTACTTCTCGGAAATCACGACCATCACATAGAGAGGAATGCTGGAGGAATCCAAAGGTTGTTTAACTCGGTTCACAATTACCTAAAGGTTGAGATAGTGATTCCGAACCAGCCCAGCTCGGAAAACCAAAGAACCCAGATTCGTAAGACCTTTGTGCTATGTCATTATCCCATCGCAAGCTGGCACGACATGAACCGAGGAGTCATTCACCTACACGGACACGTTCACCTGAGCGATGAGCACAAGTTGCATGCAGGTAAGGCAATGGACGTTGGAATGGACGGTAATTCGATGAATCCGTATTCCCTACAGGAGATTTCGCAGATAATGAGAGATCGACCGGTTAGGTGCATTGAACTTCCAAACGACCACCATGAAACTAACGGCGGTCAATAGTGGTACTATAGCAAAAATAAAATAATGATTCAGCAGGTAGACACTCTAATAAAGGAAATAAATACAAAACCAAGTTGGGGATCAAAGGAGCTTGTGCCAAAGGTGCAAGCAATGGCCCAGAGCATTGAGAATCAGCTATCCACCGAGGGTAAGCTGGTCAACTTCACCGGAACAAGCAAAAAGGCCAAGGTTAAGATCGTAAGAAAGTACGATGTGCTTTACCTACCGACAGTAGGAGTCCCTCATTACTTTCTGGTTCACAGAGTTGAACAGGATACCGTTTATGGAGTGATATTCACGTCGACCAATAAACCTGAACACTTCATCCACGAGGTGAAGTTCGACAGGATTTTGGAGGGGTCGTTTGCTACTTGCACCTACTTCTCAGTTTCCCTGGTCGAGTCGCTTGAATCGTTCATTAGAACCTACGAGAGCAAAAAGGAAGCTGACGAGATATTCACAAAGGTCAAAGCTCATTACAAGGCACTATTTAATTTCAGATAATACGATGGAACCCTTTAAATTTTACGAGGTTGGAGGCAAGGTACGAGACGAGATTCTTGGACTTCAGTCAAAGGACGTTGATTACGTTGCCGTTCCAAAAGAATCCTTAATTGAGGAGTTTAGCGAGGCAGCTGACCTGTTCAAGATATTGCACGATTACTTAACCAGTAAGAAGTTTCAAATATTTCTGGTAACGGAGAGTTGTTACACAATTAGAGCCAAGTTTCCAAGCGACCATGCGTATCAGGGAGTTGCGGACTTTGTGATGGCAAGAAAGGAAGTTGGGTACCTGCCGGGAACCAGAACTCCAATCATTAAACCTGGAACTTTGTTTGATGACCTACAGAGAAGGGACTTCACGCTAAATGCCCTGGCCAAGGACGAGGACGGTAACTCTTACTACAAGGACACTGTGTATCGACACGTTCAACCTTACCAGCTTTTCATAACAGTATCAAAGAACTAACATGCGTAAAAGTACTAAAGTAATCACATTGGGACTTCTAGCTGCCTCGATTGCAGCATGTTCTCAACAGCCACATCACAAGCGTAGAGTCTACGGCCAGGACGACGAATGTTACGTCAATTCCGGATACGGGTACAATCCAATGCTGTACTATTACCCAATATGGTTTTATCCATCTTACAGTTACTCAAACGGTCACATTTCCAACACGACTGCCGTAATTTATAGAACCAGAACTGGGTATCATGCGACATCGGGAGGCCGAGTTAGCAGGGCAAACGTTTCGGGTCGAGGTAGCGTGTCAGTTTCAAGGGGAGGATTCGGTAGCAGCGGACATACTGTCAGTTCCTAAGCCACCTAAATTGCTACAGATACATGAATGAAGTTAATTTAAACTGGCCATATAGCCAATCTCTAGATATAGCGAAGCAAAGCTACGACAATTGGATTAAATTCCCACATCCAATCATGGCAAAGCAAGTAGGAATTACTTCACTAGATGGAAATTATCACATTTGGCGCGAAACTTTTAAAAATCACCCTGAGGTTTTAATTGAAATTGATAAAGCTTACATTGAAGCTAAGATTCCTAAAAAATAGCGATTGAATATGGTATAATAATAACATGGAAATTAAAGGATCAAAAATAATGAAAACTAGCTATAACTGTCAACCTCAAATTGAGTGGATACTTAAGCAGCACACGGACACCAATCACATGTACGATAAGTATCTACCGTACGAGTTTCACCTTAGAATGGTGGTTGAGGTATTTAAAAAGTTCAGTCATCTAATCACCTACGAAAATGATTTGCCAGCAGCACAACTTGGAGCTTGGGGTCATGATCTAATTGAGGACACCAGATGTTCGTACAATGACGTTAAACAGCACTTAGGAGAACAGGCAGCCGATATCGTGTACGCATTAACCAACGAAAAGGGTAAGAACCGTAAGGAACGAGCTAACGAGAAGTATTACGATGGAATTAGAACCACTCCGTATGCAGTCTTCGTTAAATTATGTGACCGAATCGCAAATGCTCAGTACTCGAAGATGTCAGGCAGCCGCCAACACTCGATGTACAAGGAGGAGAATGCTGCGTTCATGATCTCTCTAGGTTACCATGAGGGTCATGAGTACCAAGAAATGTTCGACTACCTAGTATCCCTATTCAATGAGGCTTAGTAAGCACGGAGTTCACTTTAGCATTGGACCGATTAGAATTAGCACGGTTCTTAGGTACCAGGGAGATTCTAAGGATCACTTAGATGAGTGGATGTGGATGGACCGAAAATTGGGAGTATGGTGGAAGACTTATAGAGTTGTCGGTTCAACTCGTGGACTGCCTAAGTGGTTGTGGAAGGACTCTCATTCTCCAAAAATAATGATTGGATTGAACTTAATTTGGGCAAATTGCTGGATCGATCTGGCATGGAGACCGTTAAAATTACAAATAGACAATGAATAAATCAACGAATAAGATAAAGGTCGAAGTTGACCTATTTAACGAAATTTCCATGAACGAACCGTTTACATGGAAGAGCATCAAGCACATTGACCTACAGGATGACGATATGATCCAAATGGGTTGGGACGAGGGCTTTAACTACACGGATAACTCAATGGACTCTCACTGGTACGCTAGAATTACCAGAAAGGTTGAGGAAACTGACGAACAGTTTGAGAAAAGACAATCGGAAATAGAGATTCAAGAGAAGTGGGCCAAACAACTTCGTGAGAAATCTTACCTAAAGTTAAAGCAAGAGTTTGAAAACCCGAGTAACTAACGATAAAATCACCAATCCATCGGACGATCAAGTGTTCGTCTTCGGTTCAAACGAGGCCGGTCGACATGGAGCTGGAGCGGCAAGGGACGCATTAAGCTGGGGAGCGGTATGGGGTATCGCTGAGGGTCTACAGGGTAGAACTTACGGAATACCGACCAAGGACGAGTCAGTCCGGCGAGTCCTAACAGTCGATGAAATCAAACATTACGTTGACAGATTCATCGAATTTGCAAGGTCAAGACCTGACCTTACCTTTTTGGTCACCGAAATCGGGTGTGGGCTAGCCGGGTACGAACCTGAACAAATAGCTCCACTATTTAAGGAGGCTGAATCGATTGAGAACGTACACCTACCTCAAAAATTCTGGAACGAAATTAGACCAAATGAAAACGATAGAAATTAGCGATGAAATGCATGCTAAGCTCATTGAGCTAGCGACAGAAATGACCACTCAGGATCCATTGGGGACTAGAATGCCTCACATGTTTCAAATTAGGGATTGGAAAAAGGTTTACGATGGAACGTTAGCCTACCTCTGTAGAACCGATGATGTTTACCGCGAACATGCGGCTAATGGATTTAGAAACCTACCTGGAGTCAAGAGCTTGGGTAAATTAAACGTAATATACAAAAAAGATGAGAACCGATGAAATGATCAGGGAGTTTGAGCACATCGGAGGTGAGCCTCATCTAATCGGCAAGCTTCACTGGGCCGACGTTAGAATCGGAGATCGAATCTTAACCGAGTACTACGAGAACGAGATTTTCGTGGTGACCGGCATCAAGAGAACCGAACTCCACCTACGTGGTGACTGGAGCGGTGGAACCCATTGCGTGGACCAGGAATCCTGGTACCCGATAGAACAATGCAAAAAAATTTACACAGATATGCCAAGGGGAAGACCCATGCAAGATGGAAAACGATCGGTTGATCGTGATTCACAGCACCAAGAAAAGAAAAGAGCTGATTCGGTAAAAACGACCCAACACAGCCAAGAGCGTAAGAACTACGAGGGCAAGGTCAGCACCGAGCCCGACCCACGTAAGGGAATTAAAATAAATCACAACATTGAAAAATTATGACAGAAAGAAAGCTTGCATCAATACAGAGAGTAAATGAACTTAGGCCGATCAACGGAGCTGACCTAATCGAGCTTGCGATAATTAACGGATGGCAGGTGGTGGTCGCAAAGAACGTAGGTCACCAGGTCGGAGATCTGGTGGTGTACTGTGAGATCGATTCATTCTTGCCGATCCGAGATGAATTTGAGTTCCTACGTAAAAGTTCGTATAAAAAGCTAAAGGGCGGAACTGAAGGTTTTAGGCTTAAGACCATTAAGTTGAAAGGTGAAATTTCACAGGGTCTGGTCCTACCGAAATCGGTGCTGACCGCCAGTTTAGCAGAAATTGGCCAGCTGGAGGAGGATCTTGATGTCACCGAGGTTTTAGGCATCGTGAAGTACGATCCACCGTTGCCGGCAGAGCTAGGCGGAGTTGCAAAGGGTAACTTTCCGTCATTCATTCCAAAAACATCGGAGGATCGAGTTCAAAACATAGCAAAGAAATACTCAGGTTTGGGACTTCAGTCTAAGCACAAGTTCTACGCGACCGAAAAGCTTGACGGTTCATCCGCTACATACTACGTAAGGGACGGTCAGTTTGGAGTTTGCCAAAGAAATTACGAGCTTGAGGATCCCGGAGAATTCGTTCCTGGGATGGAAATGTGCGATGATGGAATTAAAAGACCAAAAAAACAGAACCTATTTTGGAAGGTCGCTAATGAACTTGACCTGGAGAGAAAATTGATTGCAACAGGTCTTAACATTGCCGTTCAGGGCGAGCTAATAGGCGAGGGTATCAGGGAAAACAGGTACGGAATTACGGGCCAAGAGCTAAGGGTTTTTAACGTGTTCATGATAGATGATCAGTCCTATGCTGGACCGTCTCAACTGTGCGAATTCGTTAGTTCCGTTCTTGAAATCCAAACGGTACCGATCATAGACGTTGAATTTTTACTACCTGAAACGATTGAAGAGCTGTTGAAAGTAGCCGACGGAAAATCTGAGTTAAATAATACGGTTAATAGGGAGGGTCTGGTGATTAGAAGCCACGACTCAAGCATTTCGTTTAAGGTGATCTCGAATAAATTTTTAATTGAGAATGAAGAGTAAGGAACCTATTTGCATCTACTTGGACGATGTCAGAACTCCAATACAGCCGCCAAGCAATTGGGTGATCGTCAGAGATTACCAGGAGCTAGTCGACAAGGTGATGGAGGTCGGGCTAAATAATATCCAAATGATCTCATTGGATCACGACCTGGGTGATTCGGCGATGTCCGAGTACTTCAATAACGTGAGCCCAAATTACGCATTAGACTACTCTAACATCACCGAGCGAACTGGGATGGACTGTGCTAAGTGGTTGGTGAACCATTTTTACGAAATTCAGGAGTCCAATGCGGAAGTTTCATTTCCGTTGGTGTACACCCATTCAGCCAATCCAATTGGTTCGGCAAACATCATGGGCTACATCAATAATTTCTTAATGAATGAAAACAAACCTCAAACCTGCGTGAGAGTTATGATTCCGCATACGGTTTAATTGGGTACAATATCAATAATAAAAACGGCGACCGTAAATGCCGGTAGCTCGGGCGCTTAGCAATGGTGGATAATCCTACGACACATTGCAATTAGGTCACGCTACCCAAGAGTAAGTGGATTTGAGGGGTAGCCTTACGGAAGCCGTACAATGCGGATGTGGTGAAATGGTAGACACGCTAGCCTTAGGAGCTAGTATCGTAAGATGTGAGAGTTCGAGTCTCTCCATCCGTACTAAAAATTTAAAGTCATGGAAACACCCGAAAATTTAGAAATTGAGAAATGGGTCGATGAGGAGGACGGAAATCACAACTGGTGCCTAATTCTCAAAGATCAAAGAATCTTCGTTAGCGAAAAAACCGAAGATGAGGCTAAGGCTTCATTTGAAAGAGCATTTGCCTCATCCTTATTAATCAGGTCAGCAATCATCCTAAGGCAGCGATTAAGTAATGAGAGGTCTCACCTGGACGATTACTTAATAGACGGAATAGACGTCATTAACTAACCATGAGAATAGCAGTAATTGCGCATGACAATAAAAAGGCTGACATGGTCGCCTTCATCATGAAGAGATTAGAATTCTTTAAGAAACACGAGCTCGTAGCGACCGGGACCACAGGGTCCCACATTGAGCAAGCTGGACTTAAGGTTCAACTTAAAAAGTCAGGCCCGTTGGGCGGAGATGCTCAAATCGCGGCCGAAATAGTGAATGGCAACGTACATGGAGTGATATTCTTCATCGATCCGTTGACATCTCATGCTCATGAGGTTGACGTCCAAATGTTACTAAGGCTATGCAACGTTTACAACATACCGATCGCAACCAATTACGCGACCGCTAGCTTGTTGGTAAAGGCCGTGCAGTCAAGCCCTAAAATATAACAATGACCAAGATAAAACAAGAATTTGAACAGTTCGTTAAGGACAAACATCCGGGATTAAAATTCAGAACACAGCAAAAGGAGGTCATACTGGACATCATCGAAGCTTACGAGAACGATTCAAATGATATTTACCTATTGGATTGCCCGACCGGTGGAGGGAAGTCGATGATCGCGATGCTGTTTGCGGACTTTTTGTCATTTAGGGGCAATCGAGGCTACATCTTAGCCTCGGACCTATCACTACACGAACAGTACGTTAAGGACTTTCGTAAGATGCAATTGTGGAATTGGGGCAACGTAAAGGGAGTCGACAATTACGAGTGCGTCATCAATCACGAAAAGTTCTCAATAGGTGAGTGTAAGGTCAAGGGCACAAGTTACGAAGCGGCCGAGTCGTTACCGTGCTTTAAGCAGTGCGGATACCTAACTGCACGTAAGAAATCAATTAGGGCATCTGTTGCCCTTTTAACCTACCCGTATGCCCTAATCCAAAGAAATTACGTCGAACAGCAACAGCAGTCAAATGGCAAGGGAACTCCGTTTCCGGAACGTGACTTCGTCGTGTGTGATGAAGCTCATAAGTTACTTGACATAGTACAGAGTCACTTTAGCCCGATAGTTTCTCATGAAATTGAGAAAAAGGTGATGAAGTTGCTTGAGAGCCTTGGAGATATCGGCCAAAGGGCGCCGATCATTGACGTAAATCGACTCGAAAAGTTGGTGAACCGAATCTATGAGGTCGAGGACAGGGAGACGCTACTTAAGCTGCTCAACGGTGTGGTATGCATCATGGGTGAGGTTGTGGGTTCTACCGAAAAGCTCAGAGAATCAGCTCAGGAGGAGTTCATGAATGATTCAGTACCAGCAGAATGGGTCGCAGTCTTTAACTTGGCTGACTGGTGTAAGGACGTTCACTGTAAGTTACAGGACTACTGTGAAATCATTGATAAGGTCGGCTTCCAAAAGATCATCAAGAATCCAGGAGAGACCACAATCACTTTTAACTGCATTGACGAGTACTACCTATTACAAAAGCACTTCTTCAGCAAGTTTGGATTTAAACTACTAATGACCGCTACTATGGGAAATGTTTCGGACTTCATGAAAAATCATGGAATAAAAACCGCAAACTACTTTAAGATGGACTCACAATTTAATTGGGAACGTTCTCCGATTATTTTTTATCCCGGTAAAAAAATGTCTGCGAGATTCCTACCAGACAACATACAATGGGCGATAGATAAAGTTGCAACAATACTCCAAAATCATTCAGAGGAGTCAGGCATCATTCACTCAGGGTCGTATGAATTGACTACTAAGATAGTTAACGGTCTTCCAAAAGAGGCCAAGAAACGCATTGTGCTGTATAAAGGTTCTGAAGAAAAGAGCCAAGCTCTAAAGAAAATGACCAAAAAGAAGGGTCAGGTTCTCATGGGACCATCTATATTAGAAGGTTTAAACATGATTGACGATCAGAGTCGATTTCAAATATTTTTAAAGGTTCCGTATCCTCATCTTGGCGATAAGTACGTAGCTGCCAAGCTTGAATTTAGCCAACGATGGTACACTTGGAAGACTGAAATTCTAATACAACAAGGAGTTGGTCGATCCATTAGAACGCCGGACGATTGGGCAATAACCTATTTTCTAGATGGATGCCTTGCTGACGTGCTAAGGGATCCAACCACACTAACCGGATCAAATTTTAGAGAAAGACTTAGAGTAGTATACAAGTAGAGTTACTACAACTTGTATAAATAAATTCATGAAACACGTAATGGATTTCTCTCAATTCGTAAACGAAGGAATAAGATTAGGGATAAATCAAAAACCTGAAATTGATTTTAATAGGGACTCGCCTGACGATCTTATAAGATTAGTAAGCGCACCAATTGCCGGTTCAAATTCGTATAAAGTAGAAGGTTCAACTATTAAAATGTACCATGGATACGCTATGGAGAATGCAGAAGGTTCACAAAAGGTTCAGTTAATGGATGCCCTTAAAAAGCCAGACACGATCACGGATGACGAACTAGTTAAGTTAATTAAATTAACTTATCCTGATAAGTTAATTAGCCAGAGAGTCGATGTAATTATTCCAGCTGGATCGTCTTCCCCATTGGCTCTAAGAATTGCAGAAGCGGTCAAGAATATTTACTACCCAAATGCCAAAGTAATAGACGTGGTTAAGCGATTCTATGCTGATCCTCTGTCAATAGTTAACTGGGAAGCTTATGCAAAAGCTGACATGACTACACGAAAGCAGCTAGATTCGTATTTAAAAAATCATGTGGTAGGTTACTGGAATGGACCGGCTGCGATGAATTGGGCAAATCAAACCGGTAAACCAGTTCAAGATTGGCCAGGTATAGAAAATGCTAAAACTTCACCAGATACAGATTGGACAGGATTCATCAAAAAATCAGCAGGCCTTAGATCAGGATCTAGGCGTCTATTGAACGTCGGCCATCATGTTGACGATTATATAATTGATGCGTTCAAATCAGCAGATAAAGTCCATCGAGATTTAATCAGTAGTATCTCATACAACCGACTAGGAAATTTTATTAAACAACAACCACCGCATTTCATGATAGTCGATGATATGGTAATTGGTGGAACAACGTTAAAGGGAATAGTCAATGACATAACCTCAAAATTAAATGACGCAAACTTAAATGAGTATATCAAATACATTTCGACATACTCTCTAATTAAGTACAGTAAGAGTAATCAGTATACTGAAAAAAGTATTTCAAAATCAGAGGAACCTGTTGAATCGACAAAAGCCAAACAGGCCGAAATTACCTCACGTGGACTACGTCTATTCATGGATGCCAATAATGCTGCTCGAGGTTCAAAGTTAGACCTAGACCAAACCATAAAGAAACTAGTGGACTCAGAAAACCAAAAAGATTTAGCAAAGCCTAAAGGCGATAGAGCTAACTTTACGGTTGACCTGATCAAGACGATCGCAAAAAAGAACAAATTAATCAGCTAATGGAACAATTTATTAACTGGGGTGAAGAAACTCCGGAACAGCTTGAACAAAGACGAAAATTTGACGAAGACTGCAGAGAATTCGCAATCAATAAAATGATGATGGAGGCTAAACAGGCCTCAAGTAGGTCAGCAAGCTCAGCAGTATCAGGCGGTGGAGGTGCTACGACCACAACGACTAGCACGACAACCGCTGCACCTACGACAACAACGACAACTAGAGCGGCGACCACAACAACGACCACTAGAGCGACAACAACAACAACAACTCACGCGTAATGAGCAAGATTAGTTCCTTTAAACAGTACGTGGTGAATGAGGCAAGATCAACTGAGACATTCGAGGAATTCGCGGCCAATAGACTAGCGGGCGCGACCAAGATCACAGATAATTCCAGAAAAAAGGGTGGAGATGCTCTACTTACGTACCAACATTACAAAGTTAAATTGCCTTACTATAAAAAAGCAGCTGCCGGCAAATTCAAAGTTGACGAATCAGCAGTCGAGCTTAAGGGCTTGCACAATGAACTACATTCGATCCTTGATAAATTTAAAGCAAAGGACCAAATTTCATTTCAAAAGGTGATGGGAAAGATTGAGGTAATTGGCGAATTAATAATTAAGTACCATGAAACACATTAAGATATTTGAAGAATTTGAACCTGATTTTGACGGTGGATCGGCTAATGAGCTATCGGTCGGAGACTCGGTCAATTCGTACCGAGGTCTTGGAGAGATAGTTGAGATAACTGGAGATATTGCTACTGTTAGACTACATAATTCAAAGCAAAACACGGCAAGGGTACCTTTGACCTCGTTGACAAAGGTTAGCTCTACAGAGATTGGGTCCCATAAAGTTAGGAACACTCGATCCGAGCTCTCTAAATTATTAAGCAGCGCTCAAGATTACTACGATTACCTAAGAACCGAGTGCGAGTACGTTGAAACACCGGAAGAACTTGAGGGACAAATCGACGCCGAAAAGCTGTACGATTTCCTACAGGACACCACGATTGAGGTGATGTCGATGTTCAAAAACGATAATTCAACCGGAGAATACGATGAGTATTCCGAACTGGTCACAATGATCGCATCATTGACCGATCTGTTGGTGACCGTTGATCCTAGCTATTCAGAAAGAATTGACGTTTTACACGCTCATTTTCCAAGCTAAACATTACCGACCTTTAATGAAGCACGTTAAACTCTTTGAAAACTGGGACCAAGAAGCTCATGACCGATTGGTTAAGATGGGTCTAGCTAGATCCATTAGGGACTGGGAAAATGATCTGTTCGTAGAAAGCAATCCAGACGTACCGACCCACATACTTGATCAGTTAGCCAAAACCTCAGGTAATTTAATTAAATCACAAATTGCTAAGAATTCAAATGTTAGCGCTGAGACGTTAGCGAAATTAGCGGACGAACCCGATCAATGGATTAGAGTTAGCGTTGCTAGTAATCTTAATTCCTCTGTCGAAACTCTAGATAGGCTTTCAACCGATGAGAACTGGCTGGTTAGGGAGACGGTTGCCAAGAATCCGATCACTCCAGTTGAGACCCTTGACCGACTTGCTATTGACGAGGACATTGATGTTAGACGAGGAGTTGCAAGTAATCCCAACACCTCAATAGAATCTTTAAGTACATTATCTAAAATGGGGGATACTTATCTTAGAAGAAGTGTCGCAGAAAATCCTAGCACGCCGGCTAGAATTATAAATAAGCTGTGCGGAGATCCAGCAGATGAAGTTAAGTATGCAGCAATACAACGTAGGATGAAAGTCATCAATGAACACAAATAACGATTTTGAACTATCAGAAAATGAAGCCTATGACCGATTGGTCAAGATGGGATTAATCAGGCGACTGGACGACTGGACGCAAGATCTAATCGAGGACTGTTTTGCTGATGTGCCGAGTCACGTTCTCGATAAATTAACCGAGCTAGATTCGGTGGCACACAATTCAATTATAGCAAATCATCCAAACACGTCAGTTGAGACGCTTGACAAATTAGCTAGATTTGGAGTTGATAATGGAGGAGTTAGGAGTCGAGTTGCAAGTAATCCCAACACCTCAATAGAATCATTAATTATATTATCAAAGGATTGGATCTTGGACGTTAGAGAACAGGTCGCGTTAAATCCAAACACACCAACCGAAGTCTTGACGAAGTTAGCAAACGACAGAAGCATCTACGTTAGAATGGCGGTTAAAAGAAACCGGAACACAAGTCCTGAGGTTAAAGATATGATAAATAACATTAACAAAGGATTTATATCTAGAACAGTAGAACCGAATGAAACACCTGAAAATATTTGAAGACTGGGATCAAGATGTCCATGATAACTTGGTCAGAATGGGCCTAACCAAGTCGCTTAAAGACTGGGAAAGGGAACTAACGGAGACCGGCGTAAAGACTGAGGTACCAACACATGTACTGAATCAATTAGAAAAAAGTGAAGACTTTTTAGTTAGATGGATTGTTGCGAAACATCCCAACTCAAGCCCAGGTGCATTAGACAGAATAGCAACATCAACTCCTCCAATTAGAAGTACCGTGTCTCAAAATCCTAATATTCGAGCTGATGTGTTAGATCGACTCTCAAGTGATGACACCATTATCATTACTGAAAATACGAACGACGATCACATAAATCGATTGACTAGGATGGGAATTGTTCCAAATTACGAAGCTGGCATCAAGGCTGCAATTGCTAGGTCTCTTGATGAGATACATCTAGTTAAATGTGATCCGGTTAATTTAGTATTCAAGGTAAAAACCGATTACACGTTAAGAGGAGACTCTTTCGTCGGGATTGGAATTAAAGCTTATGACAAGTACCACTTTACAGTTTCTCTTACTCTTGACCTAAAATCTGGGACTGACTCGTATGAAGTATCCGTAAGAAATAGTGACATAAATTTAAACACAACAGAGTACTTAGACGTTAACATCGACGAACACGAGCTAAGCGAGCTGGTTTCACCGGATGCAATCGGTGAACACTTAGTATCCTATCTTGAATCGTTTATATCTGACGGTCCTATAACCATCGGGTATCAGTCAACTGAAGCGATTGCGCTAGTCATTGACCGAATCGTTGATGCCGGAGAGGATTCACCGGAAGACGAAGACGAGGACGAGGATGCTAGAGATCTTAGAGGAATTCGTGAAAGACTTGCAACTGCAGCAAATATAAATAATCGCATACTCAACGAAGACCAAGGTAAAGAAGGTTACGTTTCGTTAGAAAAAGTAAATGAAAATATAATGATAAAACTACTTAGATTCACAGAATTTGTCAACAATAGTTCAATTAATGAGGACTTTCACTCAGAGAGACCGATCATTTCGCCTATCGAGAAAGAAGACATACCTGAAATTATTGAAATATGCGTTGATGTATTTAGTGACGTTGACACGCCCGATGGAATTAGAGAATACCTTGGAGCTAATACCGATTGGAGCATTTCAAAAAAGTGCATGATCGGCAACAAAGTAATTAGTTGTTATCTATTCAATGAAGATCCAGTTTCATCAATGTTAGACGAGTGCAGTTGTGCTCTTGAAGATTATTCTAAATACGATGGGCTAAGAGGATTACAGGGTCTTGGGCTTGCACTTTTACCGGAATATCGAGGTGCTGGAATAGGTAAATTAATGAGAGACGTTCCACTTTCAATGCCGTATGATTACGTTTGGGGTAGACACCTTAAGGGTCTTCATAACATTGACAATTGGACTAGATTCGGACGTCGAGTGATCGGCGAAAATGAAGAAGAGTACGTCACAATAATGGACCTGCAATAATTTTTAAAAAAGTCAAATATAAATAAAACCAATATTGAAATATTAGGTATAATAGTTACATGAAAACATTATCTTTACATTCGCTACGTTTATGTTCGTCAAGACTCAGTCTTGATAAGTCTAGGCCGTGATGTAAAGTTATCATAAAAACTTTAACAAAAAGGCTTAGACTAACGTTTAAGCCTTTTTTTATTTTTGGCTGGTTGGCCGAGTGGCTAGGCGGAGGTCTGCAAAACCTCCTACGTAGGTTCGAATCCTACATCAGCCTCAGAATTGGAGAGTTAATTGCAGTGGCCTGCAACCTTGTCTTGAAAACATGTGGTACTCACGTATGGGGATCGATACCTCAGCTCTCCGCCAGTTAAGTAATGCACATGGAGGCAATAGTGTAAGGGTTAACACGTCAGATTGTGAATCTGTTAATGCGAGTTCGATTCTCGTTTGTCTCCCAATAAAAATGCCCAAGTGGTGGAACTGGTAGACACGCTCGCCTTAGGAGCGAGTGACTTCGGTCATGCAGGTTCGAGTCCTGTCTTGGGTACCACATGTCTCGGTGGTGGAATTGGTAGGCACGCCAGGTTTAAGCCCTGGTGATCAGTGATGGTCGTGTGGGTTCGAGTCCCACCCGAGATACTTAAAATGGAGAGTAAAATGAATGGGATTCATCGCCGCCTGCTAAGCGAGCGGATCGTTAAGTTGGTTGAGTTTCGAGTACTCTGCTCTCCGCCGCGAACAATTGATCGTGTGGTGTAATTGGACAGCACAGGAATCTTCTAAATTCCTAGTTTAGGTTCGAGTCCTAGCACGGTCACATTTAACCTCCAGTTGGTACAATAGGTTTAAGATAAAATTCGCTCCCATAGTTCAATGGATAGAACGTCAGTCTACGAAATTGGTAATCTACGTTCGAGTCGTAGTGGGAGCGCTAAGATCAAATCAAGTGAAAGATTCTCATACAGAAATTGATTCCGAGACTCATGATAGGCTAATAAAAATGGGGCTAATCAAGTCAATCCTTGAATGGGAGGACGACCTACGAGAATATTACTCACCGAACGTCCCAGAGTACGTGCTGAATGAATTAGCAAATAGCATGTTTACAATAGTTAGACAACGAGTCGCCGCGCACAAAAACACGCCAGTTGAAACTTTGAGAAGGTTAGAAGGTAGCAATTCACACGACACAGTTACTTACGCGATTGCCGGAAATCCAAACTGTCCAATTGATATTTTGGATAGGTTGGCCGAATCTGACGTAATAGGAGCTAGAATGGCAGTCGCCTCAAATCCAAGCACGCCAGCAACTACTCTAGCTCGGATAATCGAAGGTCAACGAGAATGGGTTTACGTGGCGGTTGCCGGTAACCCTAACTGCTCTGCTGATACTTTAGCTAAATTATCTCAAGCTAAAGCAGCTAGCATTAGAAAGGCCGTCGCTATGAATCCAAACGTGCAAGATGAGGTCCTAGCTAAGCTAAAACTTGATGTAAATGGTGACGTTGCGCAGGCAGCGGCGAGAACTTCATTAACAAGCATGTACGAAAATAGATAAAATAATATGAAAGTAAAAGAATTCTACGATTTCATTACCAGCAAAATGACAGCTGAACAGGCATTGCTAAAGTTATTGGAAGGTTCGGTGATCCAGTATGACAGGTTAAAGTTCGATGAGGCCAATCAACCTGTGCATCCGACCCTGATCATTCTAATGGCAGTAATGGACCTGGGTTGGGCAATCGCATTTGATGCGGACTCACCCGAAATTGAGGGGCTATCGGCTGGAACCATAGAATACATGGATAAATTATTCGCCAAGGAAATTGACGTTAGGGCTTTGGCAAAGCAGTATCCAAATGATGTAGAGTTGGGAGCTCAAATCAGGTTGCTCCTAAATTCCTCCAGGAAGGAGGATTAACAATGGCCTTATGGTGGAATTGGTAGACACGCAGCGTTGAGGTCGCTGTGTTGAAAGACGTTCCGGTTCGAGTCCGGATAAGGTCACCATGGTTCCTTAGCTCAATTGGATAGAGCAGCTGACTTCGAATCAGCAGGTTAAAGGTTCGAACCCTTTAGGAATCACAATGAAATTGATAATCGCAGGCGGCAGAGATTTCACAGATTACGACTTGCTATTAAAGGCCACATTACCGATCCTAGCCCGAGTTCCGGACCTTGAAATAGTTTCAGGATGTGCAAGGGGAGCTGATCTTCTCGGAGAAAGGTTCGCCGAGGAACATGGACTAAACATCATAAGGTTCAGACCGGATTGGGAAGGGCACGGAAGGTCAGCCGGATACATCAGAAATAGGGAAATGGCTCAGAACGCTGATGCCTGCGTTTGTTTCTGGGACGGTAAAAGTAAGGGAACCGGTCACATGATACAATTGGCAAAGTCGATGGGTCTCAGGACAAAGATCGTCAGCTACTAAAACCTTTTCAGAATTCTTAGTTAAATAATAATGGAACATGGAGCCTCGCTCTGTCCGTCTCGGGTTTACGAGCCCTTGAGTAATCAGTTAAGGTTACGATGAGATGCGCAAAAAAACAAAACTACTATGTACCAACAAACATCAACAATCGGAACGACGGGTACCCTAACTTTCGGGACCTCAGTATTCAGCGGAAACGGTCCGCAACCAACGGCTCACATTACCAAGAGCAGAGGTAGACTTAAAACCTACGGGACAAAAGTTTACCTAAAGTCAGGTTCGAACTTTGAAATCGAACTATTCAATCCAAAACCAATAAAGGTAATCGCAAAGGTGCTCGTCAACGGCCAATTGCTTTCAGATTCAGGTATCGTGCTAAAGCCCGGACAGAGAGTTTACCTTGAAAGGTTCATCGATGAACCTAAAAAGTTCATGTTTGAAACCTATGAGGTTGAAGATTCACCGGAAGCTAATTCCGCTATCGTGAATAACGGTAAAGTTCAGGTGCAGTTCTATGACGAACTGGTTAATTATCCAAGGCTCAACACCTTTGGCCCAATCTCGAGCCCAACCTGGGTCTATCAACCTGGGACCTTTTGCTATTACAACAGCTGTCAAAGCGTTCCGCTAAATCTATCCAGTAACGTTTTGACTTCAACTACATCTGCATCATTGAACGGTACGACCACGTACACAACGTCAGCGGCCCAACCAATGGAAACTGGCAGAGTTGAACAGGGAGAATCCTCAGCTCAAGTACTTAACAAGACGCACGGAGAATTTAACAATTGGACGTGTTCAATCTCAGAATGGCAGATCCTACCGGAGAGTAAAAAGCCGGTTGAAATGAGCGAAATTCGAACGTACTGCACGCAGTGCGGAACCAGAAATAAAAAATCAAGCTGGAAGTTCTGTCCTAATTGCGGAACTAAAATACAGGAATAATAATTAGACCTAGCGAGGCTCTAATTGTTCTAATAGATCAAGATAAATAAACCCAAATTAAATTAATAATCTCAACACAATGGAATCAAGCGCAAGCAAAATTTTAAGCTTTGACGAATTCGTTTCTCAGAAAATGTCCGATGAAACTTCTGGAATGGAAATGCCAGGAGCGGAAGGTACTCCAGTGCCAGCTCAGGACCCGGATGGTGAAGGTTCTCCTGAACATTCGCTATCCCTAAGAATGATGGACGCAACGGATGAGCCAACCGATTTGGACTCGGAGAATCCAGAAGCTAAGGTTAACGTTGAAGCATCCGCTGATGACGTTGATGCACATACTGAGGATAATTAGTAAGGAGAAGTCTTTATCAAATTCAACAAAAAAGGTCCCAATCGGGACCTTTTTTCGTTTTAATGGTATAATAACAGGTAAACAGATTCAAGTAAAATGACGATAGTATCAGCAACGGTTGACGTGATTAGGCTAGTTGATAGCTTAAAATTAAAGGATAAGCAAAGATTACTTAATCACCTTAGACTAGAATTGTCAGAGGAGGACTTTAGCGTTCAGCTATCGGACGAGGATCTTAAGTTTGATGAGATCGATGCAGAGGTCGATGACATTGACCTAGATGAGATCCTTTGGCAAATGTCAACAAGTGAAAAACAACAACTGTACGACGAATTGGATGAAGAGTTCGGAGATGGCGGGCTAGATGATGACGATTTCGAGAGGCCTAACTCTCCGGAAGAATTATTTGCCCAGGGAAGTTCTTACATGGAGGCCGACTTTGGTCGAGCCCTTGCTCAATTATGGAAAGACCGAATAACGTTAACTCAGGCACAAAGGGCCAGAATAATCGAAATCACCAAGGAGAGTTTCATAGACTAATGGGTCTAATGCTGCACAGGATCCAATCTAAAAATGACAAACGATCATGAAGCTTTACTGTAAGCTAATCCTAATCGGCTTAGTGCTGATAAGCTGTACCAGGTCAAGGATCAAATCAGTCAGAAGCGTTCACCATGTAATCAAGAAGAGAGTTAGCCTAACTCTCAAAAACCATGAACAGGAATGCGCAATAATTGAGACTGGTGATACCTTGCAGGTGGGCAGAAACTCTAAAATCGGAGATACAATAAACTACATATACTATGAAATACAAAAGCAACCGTGAACTTTACTTGGACGCTCTTAGACTAGAAGCATCAGTCTATGTAGAAATTCATGATGGTTCGGACGTCGTATGGTACCTTAATTACAAGGCCGGTAAGCTACTCACAGCTTACATGGTTAAGAAATCGCCAGCTGATGTGTATAATGATTTAATCAGGGCAATTCAAGAACAAAAGCAATAAACTATGAATACTGAAGACACTAGGTCCATTGAGAACATCACTCACGGGATAGCCGCAATTCGAATAAACGCTGAAAATGATAGGGTTGACGTTCTACACTTTTGCGGGTACTTTGAGGAACCAAGCGTCATGGACTACGAAGAATTAAAAAGGGAACTTGAAGAGGATCCGGAATTTGGGCTGGTCGGTGAGGAATACGAGTTGATACCGGCTCCACAGGATCTGATCGAAATAATGAAGAATCAGATTAACGTTCAATAGAACAGTATAAAAAATAAACTTAATAATGGAAAATCAGGAGGGATTACTACAAAAAATTGCAAGGGAAGGAGCCGAACAGACCGTCCAGGCCCTAGCAATGGCCCAAAAAATGGGCATGGTCACGGATGAGTCGTCTCTCACCGAGATGATCAAAACTGCGATGGAAACCGTGCTTGAAGAGTACGTTAACCAAATCGAAAATGCGTCAAAGATAATACTAGATGAAACTGGAAGTATTCGAACGAATAATTAACTTGATGCAATCTCAAACGGCAAAGTCGGTTGAAATGTACAAGGCTGGCATAGACCTGTTTGAGTACGAGGAAGGTTACATTGAGGCTCTAACTCTTTCGTTAAGAGCATATTACGGAGCAACCGGTGAGGAATGGATTTCATGGTTCATTTATGAAAGGGTCGGAATTACCGGCGAGGTTAAAAGGGCCTGGGACAAGCAAAATAATGCAATTTGCTTTGACATTCCAAGCTTGTGGAAGCACGTTGAGGAAATTAGAGTTTCAATAGACTTCACCGAATACGAACTACCTCAAAGGGACGGATCCGATAAGGCCGCTGAAGTATTCTTATCTCTGTTTAGAAGGCTATCTAGAGGACAATCTTAGTACATTATTATCATGTCAAAGACAGCCAAACTAAGCAGAACCAACCTAACCTCTCACCGTTTAAAAAGAGTCGTGCAACGATTTGCAATAAATGTGAGCAGATCTCTGAACATAACTGAATACGAAAGGATTGAGGATAGCCAATCGGAAAGGGAGATCATCGTGTTATTCAAAAAGATGCTCAATAGAGCGGATAGCGAATTATTGATTAGCCCAATTAGCCAAAAGTACTACGTTAAAAACGATGCAAAGAACCTATTAATCATACTTAATCATAACGAGGTCGTTATCATCAATCACGTGTTTGGTTACAACATTAGAGTATCGCAGAGATCTCATAAGAACCTGTACGATTCGTTTAGGCTGGAGGTCGAAAGACGAAGAGCCGAAATGGAGGAAAGTTTCAAAAAGAACATTAAGAATTCGATCAACTCAATGATCGACGAAATGACAGAGCCTACTAAATAGCATGAAAGTAAAATTAATTGACTCATTTCTTGACATGTGTCAGACCACCGTTGACTTTTTTAGAAAGGGCTTGCCCAACTTCATTAAAAACGTTTGGAAGTTTCGTAAAGGTTTATGGAACCATCATTGGTGGGAATACTCGGGAGGTCTTGAACTTCTGCAAACTGCCCTGATCGACATCGCTGATGGTATCGAACTTAGGGGAAATGAGCTTAAATCAAGCTCTGATAAAAAGGTCAAAGCAATGAGACGTTCAATTGAGATACTTGAAAACGTTAAGTTGGACCGGTACCTTGAAATGGCTGAATCAGAGCTTGGAGAGATTACTAGAACTCCAATTAGCTTTGTTAAACTGGAAGGAACTCCTGAAAGATTCACTCTCGAGGACAAAACCTCCACTGAAGAAACACAGCACACTCTCAAAGTATTAAACAGAGCGGAAGAAGTCCAGGATGCCGAATGGTCAGAGCTCTGGAGGATAATAAGAGGTCAGGACAGCAAAGCGTTAGATCCGGAAAATGACCAAGATTCACAATTCGACGGCAGCGACATGAGAAGCTGGTGGGATTGACCAATTTAAAATAACAGAATAAAGATAAGTAAATGGCAAAACAACAAGGTAAGACCTCAAAGACTCCAATGCTGGACTCGTTCGGAAAGGACCTAACTCAACTAGCAATTGAGGGTAAGCTTGACCCGGTGGTCGGTAGAGAAAAGGAGATAAAGAGATGTAGTCAGATACTGGCTAGAAGAAAGAAAAATAATCCAATATTAATAGGAGAACCAGGAGTCGGCAAATGCGTAATAGGAAAAACTCCAATTACAATTAGGCGTAAATCAGATGGAACTGAATTAACGATTACAATAGATCAATTACTACATGAAGAAAATTATAAGTTCTAAAGAGTTATCCGATATTGAGGTACTCACAGACTCAGGTTGGGTCGAAGTTTCAAAAATTCACACTACGGTTGAATATGAAATTATTGAAATTCACACAAAAAACGGTTGTCAATTATCATGCGCAGATTTGCATATCGTGTTTGATTCAAATTACAACGAAGTTTTTGTGCAAGATTTAATCATCGGAGATTTAGTTCAAACTAAATTAGGGCCATCAGAAATATGCTTAATTCATAAAACTGGAATATATGAAACCATGTATGACCTAGAATTACCAGATGGATCTGACCATAGATATTACACAGGAGATATACTTTCACATAATACAGCAATAGTCGAAGGACTTGCTGAAATGATCATCAAAAAGACGTGTCCAAGGGTACTTTTCGATAAAAAGATACTCTCACTTGAACTGGCTAATCTTGTTGCCGGCACAAAGTACAGAGGTCAATTCGAGGAAAGAATGGAAATGATAATTGAGGAGGTTCAGCAAAACCCCGAAATAATCTTGTTCATTGACGAGATCCACACCTTAATTGGGGCTGGCTCGGCGAGCGGGTCCTTGGACGCAGCCAACATTCTAAAACCGGCGCTATCTCGTGGAATGATTCAGTGCATAGGAGCAACGACTCTGGACGAGTATCGAGAATCAATTGAAAAGGACGGTGCTCTAAGTCGTAGATTCCAACAGGTGATGGTCGAACCGTCGACTCCATCGCAGTCTCGTCAAATCATCGAAAATATTAAGCAAATGTACGAGGATCACCATTCGGTGAAGTACGATGCCTCAGCTCTGGACGCTTGCGTTAGTTACGCGGATCGATACATCACCAACCGATTCCTACCAGATAAGGCAATAGACTTAATGGATGAGGCAGGCTCAGCGGTTCACATAAACGGAGTGGTCGTACCTGAAGAAATTAAGATACTCGAAGACAAGTTCATCGAGGTCTCAGCCAAAAAACAGGAAGCAGTAGATTCTCAACAGTACGAAGCTGCAGCTAAATTAAGGGACGATGCTCTCCATGTGATGGACGAGATTGCTGAAGCGAAGATAGAATGGGAGAAAACTCTCAAACTTAATAAGATGCCAGTAACTGAGGATGATATCGCGATTGTCGTAGCAAGCATCACTGGAATTCCAGTTTCCAAGCTGAAGGGCTCAGAACTTGAAAAGTTAGCCAACATGGGCAAATGGCTTAAGGAAAGAGTCGTTGGCCAGGACCAAGCCGTTCTTAAATTAACGAAAGCAATACAGAGATCAAGAGCCGGACTTAAGTCCAAAAAGAAACCAATTGGAACTTTCATGTTTCTTGGGCCAACCGGTGTAGGTAAGACGGAACTAGCTAAACAGTTAGCAAATTTCATGTTCGACACGGACGATGCCCTAATTCGAATTGACATGTCAGAATACGGTGAAAAGTTCACAGCTAGTAAATTAGCTGGAGCTCCTCCCGGTTACGTTGGCTACAATGAAGGCGGTCAGCTTACTGAAAAGGTTAAGCACAGACCGTATTGCGTAATTCTACTTGATGAAATCGAAAAAGCTCACCCGGATATTTTCCACACGCTATTACAGGTGTTGGACGAGGGTCACATGACCGACGGTATGGGCAGAAAGGTCGATTTTAAGAACACGGTTATCATCATGACCTCTAACTTGGGAGTTAGGGAACTACAGGACTTCGGAGAGGGTATTGGTTTTTCAACCGGTTCGGATTTCGAAAAGAAAAAGGATGCAGCTGCTGGCATTTTAAGAAAGGCAGTTAGTAAACAGTTCGCACCGGAATTCATAAATAGGTTGGACGACATCATCATATTTGAGTCCTTAAGTAAGGACAACCTTGCTCAAATAGTTGAGGTTGAACTTAACGATCTTTACGAGAGAGTCAAGGAAAATGGGTACACCGTTGAATTGACCAAAACGGCAAAGGACTTTTTAATCCTAAAGGGTTACGATCCAAAATACGGAGCAAGACCTTTAAAAAGAACCATTCAGACCTACGTTGAGGACCTAATTGCCGAAGCGTACATTGACGGAAAAATCAATGAAGGTGATCACCTTGTAATAACTTGCAAAGCAAAGGACGATAAGCTCACAATAAAATAACTAAACCCTAATTTGGGTCGAAAGACCCTTGATCACCTGTGGGCTCTTTCTTAATTGGAAGAGCCCATTTTTTGTTTTATCCTGAAATTAAGTATCGGTTAAATCTCCCGTATAAATAACCTAAAAGATTAACACTTATAATGGGAAAATACGGACGTCGGAATTTACCGAGATTCATGTCTAATGACAAAGCAGATAATGCTAATACTCGCACACCAGAGGCCCACCTCGATGAAGAAATTCATCCGCAAATAGTATCTATGGTCAATCACGGAGACGATCATGCAATCATCCTAATTAGGACGGCTGACGGCGAAGAACTTGAGCTAAGGTTCGACTACGATGGCGAGGGCCAGTTAATAGCTCACCATGGAGAACATGAATACGTTATTCCAGTAGAGGTTGAAATGATGTCGGACGAAACTGATGAGTACGAATCAGAGTACGAAGAAGACGACGAAGAACACGAAGACGATGATGACCAAATGGAGCATCATGGAGCAATGCCGACCTTTGAGAACTTCATAAATGAATGTTGGACCCCAATGAATGAAGGTTATAATCCTGCATTGTCAGATGAGGCCAAAAGAGCCATCAAAACGATTTGCGAGGAGATCTTAATTAAGGAGGCTCAAATGTGCGATGAAGATCATGATGAAATGCACACCTATGAGAACTACTTGAACGAGTGCGGACAGTACATGACCGAATGCATGATGGAAGCAGCAACTAACATCCAGGTTAAGTAAGGTTAAAATCACAGAATAATTAAATGAGTAATAAAATTTTAAATTTTGACGCGTTCGTTAAAGGTCCAAAGTTAAACGACCCAAAAACGGCACTATCGGTAAAACCGGCCGATGGAGTTCACATGGAGAAGTCAATTGACCAGGTCAAAAGGTTAAACCTTGGAAAGCTTGACGTTAATGAGCCAGACTACTCAAAAACGGTTAGTAATCCAGTGATGGAAGGGACGGTCGAAGACAATCAAGTAAAGATTGATGATCTAAACATCCAGCTAAAAAACCTAGACCAGAAAGATCCAGGGTACCTCCAGAAGAAAAGGGACCTTGACAGTCAAATCGCGACTCTCACTAAGGCAATCGAAGATGCAAAAAATGCTGCAACTGCGAAAGTAAAATAACAATAGTTAAATGACCCTAGATGAGCTAATTCTGGACGTGCAAAACGAATTAACTTTCGCGAAGGCACTACCTTACACGATACCGGTTGAAGAAATTAAACGTATAATCACAAATGCCGAACGGTACTTTTACGATAATTGGAGACATGCCGTGCAAGAACAGTACATGCTGATTCCGCTTGCCGTGTTTAGTCACAAATTGTTCAAGACAAATAGACTAATTCAACTACCTGAATGCGTCGGTTTTGTTCATGACGTTAAGGAGGGCAAAAATTCAGGTACAATGTTCGGAACAATGGACCCAGACTTCTCAGACAGCAAGTTCATAGGTTCGGAAATGTTCCTAACACCGTTCATTGGAGAATCCATCATGTATAGAACGATCATATTCGGTTTTCTTGACATATTAAAGGGATTCAAGATTGATACGTACGCATACGATTACAACAAGAACACCAGGCAGTTAATGATGCTTGGTAGAAATCCGACCGGGCCTGTGGTTCTGGAAATTGCAAAAAAGATTGAACCGCAGTACCTATACAACGATGAACTATTCCAAAGGTACGTCAGAGCAAAGGCAAAATTAAGGTTGGGAGATCTGTTGACGACTTTCGACTACAATCTACCAGGAGGAATCAAACCGAATTACACAAACCTAGTCACAAAGGCCGAAAATGAGCTTAATCAGGTGCTAGAAATGATGAAAAATGAAAATACTGCGGACTTCATGTTCTTCGCAAGGTGGTAATTTAACACATGGCAATTCAACAACCAGTAGGAAAGGATTTTTACCTAAGAGCACCAGGAGATCCGAATTACTCGGACGGAATATTTGAGTCCAACGATCCGATAGAGAATGCTCTACAGCAAACTAGAATGACCCTGTTAACCAAAAAGGGCGAGGTGCTGGGCGAGGACATTGGGTTCGATGCCGAACAGTACCTGTTTCAGTTCGAAGGCATTGATACCTCAATACTTGAAAATGATGCTAATTCTCAAATCGCTGAATACGTTCTGCTCTCTAAGCCTTTCAACATTAAGGCCGAGGCTTTCGTCTTAAACGACATAGCCGATCCCTACAAGATAGGGTTGGGCCTAAACATCAAAGTCGATGGGAAGTCGGCAATGGCCGCAATATTCGACAGTTAAGCAAATTATAAGTCATGGCTAATCGCTAGAGTTGGCCTTTTTGACCAACCTCAGATGAAGTTTCTCCGCTTGGCGCCTCGGGTTGAGCAGGCCTATTTGCAGGAGCTCCACCAGGAGAAGGCTGGCCTCCTCCAGAACCAGAGTCCTTAACTGGTTCGTTTTTAGCTAGGGCTTTATAGCTTTGGATCTTTTGTAAGTCCTCATCGCTTAATTTTAAGTATTCCTTAACCAAGTATTCGGTTGGGAAGTAAGATTTATTGTCATCATCCACCAAAGCTTTCAGAGAATTTAAGGTTGCAAGACGCTTATTAAGCAATTCTTGGTTCTTGATTTCCTCAAACACGTTGTCATCGTGCCAGGTTAGGCCGACCGCATTTGGAAATTTATGATCGGTTTTTAGTTCCTTAACGTCCAAGCACATTTGTAGGTATAGAGGTTTAGTAATAAGCTCCTTGTACGCGGATCTTAATCGTTTAATGAACTTATTGTATCGAATTTCCTCTCGAGAAATTCCCTCAGCGTTCATTGTGTAAGCGCCCTGACCTTCGGACCAGCGTGAGTAAGGTAATTTAGAATCAAGCTTTAACTTATCTTGAAAGTACTTTAATAGCTCGGAACCTGATAGGTTAGGGCCGGGATACTCTAGTGCTTCAATCTCGATTGATTCGCCCCTATCGTTCTTTGGTAAAACGTAGTTTTTGTAAAATAGAATGTTCGGACTACCGTTAACCATTAATTCACCGGATGATCCGTCAAAACTAATATCCTCCTTTAAGGTGTTGGTAAATTCTCGAACGTCCTCCTTGGCCTTCTGCATCGATTTCGTTCCAACCGGTACGGTCGTCTTTAATCGAATCGGAGCATTCATGGTGTGCCATATTATCTTGGAGTGTTCTATTAACCTGAGCAGGTTAAACGAACGTAATAGTCTTTCGACGAAACTTACTCTTTTGGTCCTAAACTCATTTGAGTAAGAAATGTAGATGATTTGCGAATCGGTTAATGTTCGATTCATCTTATTTAACGGGTCCTTTTGAACCCACTGTAGGTAAATCTTTCCGCCAGCGTCCTTTTTAACCTCAGGGTATAGGGTTGAAGGATCAAGTTCCTTAAAGCCTATGATCTCCTTTGGATTGGTTAAGTTATCGTAGATGATTTCAAAGGAAAGGTGACCTTCGATCAACCATTGGTAGAAGTACTGCCATGCTGAAATTCCCTTATCAAAGCTCCATGCATTGTAGATCTTTTCGAAATTGTCAAGGTACTTATTGATGATCTTTTCCTGATAGTTAACTCGTTCGTCCTTGTTTTTACCCCTATATGCCAATTGTCCAACTAGGTCATTTGGGTAACAAAATCGATTATCTTCATCGTATACTATTGCATCATCGGTGATGGTTTCAATGATGAATTCAATCTCACCATTCGAGGCAAGATCACGTAGTCTTTCTCTTTTTACAACGTAATCCAATTGAAAGAAGGCAATCGACTTGTTCTTTAGGGAAGACGTTGTGTCCGAAAGAGCTAACGTAGCCTTCATCAGATCATCGCCGATCGAATTGTTGTAGCTGGTCATTTGACCTTCGATGAATCCTATTGCTTGAGAGTTCTTAACTAAAAGGTCATCGTATTTCATACCGAAGCGACTTAGTGAGGTTAAACCTGACCTAAGGCCTCGCATTGGGTTACTATCTAAAAAGCCGGCCATTATGCGTGTTTATTTTATTTCAAAAAGTGAGAATTGTGAGCGAGCTGAGATCGTTTTATCGGTTGAGTAGTTCGCCAGGTGTAATTTTGGAACGTCAGGCCAATCGATGAGCGTCAAATTTCGCATTTGGTCTCTATTGTATTTATTAATCAAGAGATCGTACTTAATTTCAGGAATACCGGTTATAGTTTTAATCATTTGAGCATTGATTCCAAGAAAAGGGTTTAGCTGACGTTGCCTTATCGGTAAGAGCTCGCCATCGGTGAAACAGTTAGCGATAGGTCTTTCCATCCTCATTAAGTAGGTTCTAACGAACTTTTTTCTTAGGGCTTGGGACATGATCTTAACGTCAATTGCCCAACCGTCCTGACTTAGTGCCAAAAAGATCGGTCGATTGTCGTAATACGGTAAACGTTGTGGATACTTCTTCATGGTCTCTGAGTCCCGGATTGACGGATTTCTCATGATCTCGTATTCATCCCAAGTGGGGACGTCATCTGGTCCGACCGGGTTAAGAGCCAAAAAGGTGTAGAAATGACCGGGTAATAAAAAGACCCGTTCTCCACCCGGGGGTTGTGATACGATAAAATTGTGATTCGGGTCCGGAGAGAATTCCGGATCCGTTCCGTTCCGGTAAAAGTCTTGAAGCCTCTCTAATTGATTCATCTTTATCTTTTATATTGACTTGAACAGAAAGTTTTCCGTGATTATGCCAAATTTCAACCCCCTAACCGCTGCGAACTCCTTTGCCGCTTCAAATTTTGCTCGATTGACGATGTACTGCTTTGCTGAATGAACGTAGTTTGCGGTTTGTTTGTCGGTCATTCTGGTCGGAGCAACCGGAGGTTTGGTATACTTATTCGGCTTGACCTCAATTAGCCAGCCCTGTTCATTACCTTCATTATCCTTGGTCACAACGTAAAAGTCAACGTAATAGGTATGACCCCTTTTATCAAGAGGGCTCATGTATGGAATTCCAACCGGTTCGCTTGCGTACTTGATTACGGTTGGACTAGAATCGCACCACTTAAGAAACTTAAATTCCCAGGAGCTTCTAAACACGATCGTGCTTACGTCCCCAACGTACTTTTCCGGACGGGCCGGCCTAAAGTAACCCTGCTGAACCTTACCTGCTCTAGGTTTTAAGAAGTCCTGTATTCGTTTAGTTTCCTTCGGTTTCATGTTATTATTTATAGGTACGCCATGTCAAACACGGTTTCGCTAAAATAATCCATGATCCAATCGTTGAAATCATCAAGTGTGTACTCAGGGTCCCTGGCCCTAATGTAAGAAAATATGTCATTAACGTCCTTAATCCGTAACATTGCAATCAGATCTTCCTGACTGCTAAACATGCGTTTAAGATCGCCCATTGCCTTGTTCCATAAAAAGACCGAGTATCCCTGTTTTATGAAATTCATCATCTCAGTCTTGCCTGCCTTGTCCCTATCGAACAACACCTTGGTGGCGCCCTTTGCGCCAAGTGAGGAGAGTATGCTACGGGCCTTTGATGCCCCGGAGGTTGCAATGCAATTACGGATTAATAGGGAATCGAACTGACCCTCGGTCATGATGATGGGTTGGGTAAAATCGACGTTTAGAATGTTAAAGTAATTGTTGAGAAAGTTAGCGTCCTCAATTAGGTCCTTTGCCAATCCGCCCTGTGAAAAGATCTGTGAAAGATCGGTGTACGATTTAATGATGTACTTACGATCAGATTCTGGATCCAGGCTTCTAATTGCAAACCCTAGTAACCTACCTGACCTGATGTCGAAGTTAAAGATGTAGATCTTGTTATCGTTAGAATCGGTGTACAACCAGTCTCCGTAATCCTCTATTTGGTCCAAGTCACGACCCTTAATGTACTTGAATGCTTCTGAATCCTCAGAGACATCATCAAGCCGTTTTAGTGAAAAACGATTAATCACATCAGTTATCTTAATCAGGGCTGACGTGTCCGATGTGATGAAGCGAACTAGCTGATTTTCGGTTCGTTTGACCTGTTTATTAGGAACGAATTCCTCGTCCAGAAAGAAGCTTGGTAACATGATGCCGTGCTGCTTGCTCATTCTTGCAACGAACTCTCCCATTGGCATGTAGGCCATGCAACCGTCATTAAAGCATTTATAGGCACCGGTGTCCAAGTAGAGATTACCTCTCTTTTTACTCACCTTTTTCTCAGAATCGCCACAAACTGGGCAGGCGAAATTTAGCTTGCGATCGGTATGTACCTCAATCTTTTGTTTTTCCGGGACATCGTGGAATCTTTTACGCAGTAGGGTTTCAATGAATGCGGTTATTTCCTCAATCTTCATTATTTAATTTCGCTTATGTTCTTTCGGTCAGCTGTTATATTTTTAATTCCACGAACCTTAGAGTTGTTCCAAGTCCAGATCTCGCCAGACCCATTCTGAATAACGACCCATTTTAAATCGTGGTCCTCTCCGTAATCTATTAAGGCTACGGCAAATCCGTCTCCTAACGGAGTAGTTAATGGTATGGTTGGATTGAGTTGAACGACCATTTATTCAGCAGAGAATTTTACAGGTTTAGGTTTCGTTGCACTTTTGTAAGCTTTCTCCAAGCTATACCCCATTTTGTAGTAGTCTTTGCCTTGCTTCATGGCCTTTTCTAATTTCTCAGTTTGCAACCACACTCCGCCGTCCGAATTTCCAATGATCTCAGACCAGCCGTTTTCTCTTAAGTACGATTGCATTGTCTCGATTGGAATTGCAAATGGATCATCGACATTAATTCCCAATTTCTTTGCAACTCTATCACGATATTTTTTAAGCTCGTGCTTTGGCACGATCACGGTAGTCAGTCCAAATCTGGAGATTGACGACAGATAGATCGGAAAGATTTCAGCCGGCACCTTGGCATCAGGATTACCGACGTACTCTTGACAGCTTGCTGGAATCTCAAAGTACCTGAGAGTTTGTGAATCGACCGCATATAGTGGAAAGGTTTCCTCCTGTGTGAATTGTTTAGATCGAGTTCTTGACTTGATTAACTCAACTCGACGAGTAAGGCTTGGGGTCAGTTCCGGAAAACCTATTGAGACAAGCAGCTTATTGATGGGTTCGACGATTAGCCTAAAGAATTGCTGTTCCCGATCGATGGGTAGAGCGAATTCCTGCGGAAAGGCGCTCGGCGAGTAGGCGAACACGTCGAAATTATACTCGTTTGGTGCGGTGTAATAGAATCTGATCTTTGAACCTCCACGAATTAGTCCGTACTTTTGATTGTTTGTCTTTTTAATCACATGGTTGTGATAGGCTGCGGCTCGGCCGTAGATCGGCATACCGGTTTCAAGAACAAGCGGATTTAGACTCTTGACGTATTGCTCATAAACCCTAACTGAGAAGTTGAAGGCAACCTCGTCAATTGAAAGCTTATCGCATTCCTTTCGTAGCTCGGCTAACTTTGGAATCAAATCCCTTTCAATATCCATGTTATAACCAAGGTCAAGAAGGTAAGAGTATAGGGTCTGTAAATGTTGCCTGGCCCAAATTGGGTATGAAGCTTGAATCGCCTCAAGGCCCTTAATGATTAAGGATTCCTTGTCAAGTAATTTTTCGTGCTTATTGTCCTTGTAGGAAACCTTAAGAACGTAGTTCTTTTTGGCAAGCCAGAACCCTGACCTGGACAGGTTTTCAAGTTCAAAGGTCTGTCGATTGTCGGTGTTAAAAGCGCTTGCATACTTCTCAAAAGCGCTCACGAAGTAACCGTTAAGCCTGTGCCGATTTATTGCCAAGCAAAATTGAAGAGCTTCAGTATCTGTCATGTTTAAACCTTCGACGGATTGAATTGCGTAATCAAAACAGACATACACCGAATTATGTACAAGTATTTCATTAGCAATAAATGAATGTGAGTCATCTGATATTTCTATATCATATACAAACTCATCTTCAAAATCGGAAAGCTTCTCGACCTTTGATATTTTTTCAAATTGATGTGATAATTTCATTATAGTTATTTTAATTAATTGGTTTTGTCTGTTTAATAAGTCGTCGTTTTGCCAAACTATCAGAACTAGATCAGTCTCAGGATTAATATCTCGAGCTTTTATTTTCAATTGAATTTGATCTCTAAATACAATTAACGAATGGTCTCCTGTAACTATCACCTCTTTACCTGACTCAGTTGTTAATTTCCAACGCTCCTTTGTAACTTTATGCCTAATTATCCTTTTTCCTTCAGAATAATGTAAACCCTTAGTCTCTGTCCAATTTAAAAATCGGTCATTTGCATTAACCGATTCATGGCCAGCTACAGTATTTCCAGCTGACCCATTGATTTTACACAGATCATACAAATCTGAAATCGTTACGTTTCCGTATTTTTGGCTGTTGATAATAGTATCGCCAGCAACCGAGTCGGTGTCGGTGTAGACAGCGGCCTCCTTTTCAACCTTGGAAATTGAATGCCCAGAGATGCCTAGCTTTTCATGTAGTTCGGTATCAAGGTGCCATTTATTTAAAAAGTAATGATTTACCGCTCGAATTGAGAATTTAATTAGGTCCTGGCCCTGTAGGGTAATTGACTGGGCTATCTCGTTATTGTGAAAATAAAAATAGGCATTCCCAAATGCTCCGTAAAAAGAGTTGATTAAGATTTTTATTGCATTTTGCTTGAGGTCTAACGACTTGATCTGTTGTTCTAATGTATTATTCGTCATGTGATTCTTGTACTAATGATCTGTTCTTTGTTTTAATTAAATTGTGAAAAATCTCGGAGAAGGAGATCATTACCCATGTATAAATATACTAAGTAATTGGCATGAAATACATTAAACTATTTGAAGAATTGGACCAGGAGGCCCATACTCGGCTTATTAAAATGGGCTTAATCAGGTCGACTAAAGAGTATTTAGCTGAACTCATGGCTGATCGAGTCGGGGCTAATATTCCACCTGATATTCTAAATGGGTTTGCTAAGGACAAGCAGCCAGCAGTTAGACAGGCAGCTGCCGAGAATCAAAACACCTCAACTAAGGTTCTGGGACGTCTTGCTAGGGACAGTAACAGGTACGTTAGATGGTCGGTTGCCGAAAATCCAAAAACTTCAGTTGAGACTCTTGACCGGTTGATTGGCGACAAGTCACCGGACATTAGAAGGGCAGCAACTGATAACCTAAATAGTAGAACTAAATCAAATGAAGCACCTTAAACTTTTTGAAAACTGGGATCAGGAGGCCTATAATCGACTTGTCAAAATGGGCCTAGCTAAGTCAGCTGAAGAGTACTTGGACGAACTACGAGATAACCCAGTCGGAGCTAATATTCCTCCTGAGGTCCTAGACGAGTTAGCCAAGGACAAGCAACCGTACATTAGATTGTCAGTTGCAAAGAATATAAACACTCCAGTTAAGACTCTCGACCGACTTTCGGTAGACAAGACAGCGTCAGTTAGATGGATGGTTGCCGAAAATCCGAACACCTCAATTGAGACTCTTGATAGACTAGCTGGTGACATAGATACGTTAGTTAGAATAACTGTGGCGGAGAATCCGAACACCTCAATTGAAACGCTTGACCGACTTTCAACGGATAAGGACTGGCAGGTTAGGGATACAATTGCCCGGAACCCGAACACCTCAACTGAGACTCTTAAAATGCTTGCTGGAGACAAAAGCATGCACGTTAGATGGGAAGCAGCTGCTAACCTAAATAATAGAAATAGATGAAATACATTAAAATATTTGAACATTGGGACCGTGAGGCCCATAATAGGTTGGCCAAAATGGGCCTAGTCAAGTCGATCGAGGAGTACGAGGAAGAACTTCGCAATAACTCTGATACTGATATTCCTCCTGAGATCCTAGCCGAGTTGGCCAAAGTAGATGACCCGTACATTAAACGAGCAGTTGCGAAGAATCTAAACACTCCAGTTGAGACGCTTGACATGCTTGCTAATGACGATTATTGGGGAGTTAGATCGAACGTTGCCTGGAACCCAAACACCTCAACTCGAGTCCTTATTCGACTCACTAATGACGAGGAAACGATCGTTAGCATGCCAGCAATTGATAACCTAAATCTCAGAAATAAATGAAATAGATGAAATACATTAAAATATTTGAACATTGGGACCGTGAGGCCCATAATAGGTTGGCCAAAATGGGCCTAGTCAAGTCGATCGAGGAGTACGAGGAAGAACTTCGCAATAACTCT